ATGACTCCCGAACAGTTCATCAAACTCGCCATCCTCCAAACCACTGCACGCTGGGACAACGCCGAACTCCAGAGCGATCTTTCGCCTGATGAGGTTGAAGCGCGCTATGACGCCCTCGTCGAACAAGACGCCCACTGGGATGCCAGAAGCGAAGTTCGTGTGGGTGACGTCGAGACGAACATCGAGCCTGATTACTCGCGTCACTACGAGTCGAAATCAGTCGCCACTCAGGTCAATGGCCAATGGGTCGGCTGGACCTACTGGTATGGTGGCGGAAAGCACGGCGAGCCAGAGGCCATCGACTGGATGGATAAGGCTTACTTCCTTGACTGCGTTGAGGAACAGAAGACCGTGACTATCCGCACCTTCAGCAAGCCAGAAACACCAACCGCCTAACCCTCCCTTCACTGGCTGCGCATGCGCGGCGAGGATCACTCATGTCCGCAGAAACCCAACTGGTCGAAGTGCCGGCCAAAGAAACCGCCCTCCAAGTCTACTCGGCAGCCAATGGCCTTGACCCGTTCCTGGCCAAGATTCGCGAGGAAATCGACGGCTTCGTGCCGGACGTTTCAACCCGCAAGGGCCGCGATGCCATCGCTTCCATCGCCTACAAGGTCGCCCGCTCCAAGACGGCGCTGGACAACGTGGGCAAGGAATTGGTCGCTGAGCTGAAGGAAGTTCCGAAGAAGATCGATGCCGAGCGTAAGCGCATGCGTGACCTGCTGGACTCCTGGCAGGCAGAGGTACGCCAGCCCCTAACGGAGTGGGAGCAGCGCGAGGAAATGCGCAAGGCCAAACACCAGGCCGGCATCGATCAGATCAACCTGCGCCTGGAATGCCGCGACCTAGATTCGACCGAGTTGAAAGCCAACATTGAATGGCTGGAAGGCCTATCCATTGGCGCAGACTGGGAAGAGTTCGAAACCGAGGCCGCCCGCACCAAGGATAAGGCCCTGGCCGCGCTGCGCGAAGCCCTCGTTGCACGCGAGAGGTATGAAGCCGAGCAGGCCGAACTGGAGCGACTGCGCGCCGAAGCTGCTGCTCGCGAGCAGAAAGAGCGCGAGGAGCGCATTGCCCGCGAAGCAGCCGAGGCCGAGCGCCTGGCAGCGGAACGACGCGCCCAGGAAGAACGCGAAGCCGCCGCTCGCCGCGAAACCGAGGCAAAGGCTGCCGCCGAGCGCCGGGAACTGGAACTGCGACTCGCTGCCGAGAAGGCGGAGCGCGAGAAGTTGGAAGCACAGCAACGCGCCGAGCAGGCTGAGCGTGATGCACAGCGGCGCGCCGAAGAAGCCGCTGCCGCAGAGCGCCAACGGCAGGCAGACGAGCAAGCCAGGATCGAGCGCGAGGCAGCAGCCCGAGAAGCCGACAAGGCCCACAAGAAAGCCATCAACAACGAAGCCCTGGCGGCTCTTATCGCCGGTGGCATGCCCGAGGAATGCGCCAAGCAGGCGATCACCCTGATCGCTCAGCGCAAGGTTCCTCACATCACGATCAACTATTGAGGTTCACATGGGAACTGCACTAACACCGCTCCTGACGAAGTTCGCCACGCGCTACGAGATGGGTACCACGCCTGAAGAAGTGGCGAACACGCTCAAGCAGACCTGTTTCAAGGGCCAGGTCAATGATTCGCAGATGGTCGCCCTGCTGATCGTGGCAGACCAGTACAAACTGAACCCCTTCACCAAGGAGTTGTACGCATTCCCCGACAAGAACAACGGCATCGTGCCGGTTGTTGGTGTGGATGGCTGGGCTCGGATCATCAACGAGAACCCACAGTTCGATGGCATGGAATTCTCAATGGACCAGCAGGGCACCGAATGCACCTGCAAGATCTACCGGAAGGACCGCAGCCATGCCATCAGCGCGACTGAGTACATGGCCGAGTGCAAGCGGAACACCCAGCCTTGGCAGTCCCATCCGCGCCGGATGCTTCGCCACAAGGCAATGATCCAGTGCGCACGCCTCGCGTTCGGGTTCGCCGGCATCTACGACCAGGACGAGGCAGAGCGCATCGTCGAGCGCGACGTGACCCCTGGCGAGCCAGTCGAGGACGTGACCGAGGCTCTGTCGCTGATCAATTCTGCTCCGACCATGGATGATTTGCAGGCTGCATTCAGCGATGCCTGGAAGGCCTACAAGTCCAAGGGTGCACGTGACCAACTGACAGTTGCGAAAGACCAGCGGAAGAAAGAACTGCTGGAGGCACCTATCGACGTTGAATTCGAGGAGACCGGCGATGATCGAGCAGCGTAGTGATGAATGGTTCGCACAGCGCCTGGGGCGGGTGACGGCCAGCAAGGTCAAGGATGTGATGGCAAAGGGGCGCAGTGGCGCCCCTTCTGCTACCCGCCAGAACTACATGATGCAGCTCCTGTGCGAGCGCCTGACCGGCAAGCGCGAGGAAGGATTCACCAGCGCCGCAATGCAGCGTGGTACCGACCTGGAGCCGATTGCTCGCTCGGCCTACGAGTTCAATGCAGGCGTAATGACGATCGAAACAGGCCTGATCATCCATCCGCGAATCCATGGATTTGGCGCGTCGCCAGATGGCCTCGCGGGTGAGCATGGCCTCGTCGAGATTAAATGCCCGTCTACCGCAACCCACATCTACACGATGCAGTCGGGCAAGCACGACCCACAGTACGAGTGGCAGATGCTCGCCCAAATGTCATGCAGCGGCCGCGAGTGGGTCGACTTCGTGAGCTTCGACGACCGTCTGCCTGATGAATTGCAGTACGTGTGCTTCCGCTACCACCGCGACGAGGAACGCATTCGCGAGATGGAGTCCGAAGTTAAAGCGTTCCTGGAAGAGTTGGCAGAGCTTGAACATCAGATGCGAGAGCGCATGAGGAAAGCAGCATGAGAGGTGTTAACAAAGTAATTCTGGTTGGTAACGTCGGTGGTGACCCGGAAACCCGCTACATGCCCAACGGCAATGCGGTGACCAACATCACCCTCGCCACCAGCGAGAGCTGGAAGGACAAGCAGACCGGCCAGCAACAGGAGCGCACCGAATGGCACCGCGTGGTGTTCTTCGGGAAGCTCGCAGAGATCGCTGGACAACACGTAAAGAAGGGCCAGCAATTGTACGTCGAGGGATCTCTCAGAACTCGCAAGTGGCAGGCTCAGGACGGCCAGGACCGATACACCACCGAGGTAATCGTCGACATGCACGGACAGATGCAGATGCTTGGCGGAAAGCCTGTAAATGACCAGGCGGCTCAGAGCAGGCAATCTCCTCAGCAGCAGAGCGCACCGCAGCAGCGTAGCGCTCATGACGAATTCGACGACGATATCCCATTATAAATCAACAAGTTACGAGAAATTAAAGGCCCTATTGAGGGCCTTTTATTTTGCCCGGAGAAAGCCATGGAAACCGACATTCCCGAGATTCTAAGCGACCTGAGAATCGGCGCTGATGCGTGGTCCGGCGTGCAAGAGCCGGTTGCCCATGCGCTGACTCACGATGACATTCAAAACGCCGTTGCTGAGTATCTGGCGGCGGGAGGAGTCATCACGAATATCCCTGCGGGCGTCTCTTCAAATCAGCCGGTCACGTTCAATAGCCGCATTACCGGATCATCTACCGGGATGGAGCGAGAGCAGCAGAAGCGTGTTCAGGCCAAGCGCACGGCAAAGGACATCGAATACTGCCAGATGCTCGAAGACCTAGTGATCCTCGATTGCGGTCGATGGGAGATCGGCCCTGCCATGGGGATAAGCGATCACACCGTGCAGCGTCTCCTTCGCACCTATTTCTCCACCCGCACCGAGTTCGACAAGTGGAGGGCATCCGGACATGGGAAATCGACGCTCATAAACGGCGAGAAACCATGCTCGAAGTGCAAGACGCTCAAACCTCTATCTGAGTACTACTCGAACCCGAGCAAGAAGGACGGCCATTGCAGCGAATGCAAGGCCTGTGAAAACGCGCGGAGGCGAGCAGCAAATGCAAAGCAAGCGGCTTGAGTTCCCCGAATCGGCAGACGAATACCGCGAGGGCGTCGACGCACGCGACCGCGGCGAACGTCTCCAGGCCTGCCCCTACGGACTGCACATGCTCTATGAGCGGTCACTTTGGCTCGCAGGACATCACGACAGAGACATGGGCATAGCCCCGAGGGTAGCAGCATGAGCATGCACGAACACGGCTGTTTCGCCGACAGCTACCAAGTCCGGCATATCAACGCGCAGTGCGTCGTCGGAAAGGTCTTCCGGCACAAGCCAACTAATCGCAGATACATCGCAGTGCTCGAAGCCGGCGGATCAGTTGAGCTTCAAGAAGCTAGCGGGCACAGCACGTACACATCAATCGAAGCGCTCGGCAATGCCGAGGTGTGGGAGAGCTTGAAATGAGCATGGAGATGAACAAGGCACTGGTAGAGCAGGCAGGCGGGGATGAGCGCGCGGCGTTTGAACTCTTCGTGCGCAAGCACTGCGGCATGCCGGCGCATATCGCTGTGAACTGGGACGCCAAGTTCACCAATGATGCATGGGAGGGGTGGAAAGCCCGCGCCGCCCTGGAACCCTCCCCAGCGCAGACTCAACCCTCTCCGGCCCCAACCCTGCGTGCCGCCATTGATGTAGCCAACGACCGGTTCGAAGTGCCTGTAGCGAAGTGGGGGACCGACCTGGTAGGGGAAGAGGAGCGGCCGGAGGTAGCAGAAGTCGCGTTCGTCCTGCGCAACATCGGCGCTATGGACGCTGAAGACATCGACGGCGACAACGTTGATCTGCGCTTCGAGGATGCCGAAGGCCGCGATACAGGGTGCGACGTTTCCATCGTCGAGTACGCCGAGAAAGCCGCTGACCTATTCGAACAGCACGACCGCATCGTCGGGGAGCTGCGAGCGGATCGCGATTCGTGGGCAGAGCAGGCAGAGCAGCGCCTCGCGGACTGGGATGAAATGCGTAAAGAGCGCGACGCCGCCCTGGCCGAAGTCGAGCGCCTGCGCCAGTTCGAGCGCATCTGCGAAGGGCTGCCGCAAGACGCCATCGATGGTGGCTGGACCGTGCAAGGCATTCGCGGCTATGCCAAGCACTTGGAGGATCAACTGAAAGTCGCCCTGGCCAGGGTCGCGGAGCTGGAGAAGCAGGAGCGGCCGGAGGTGCCAGATGAATGAGGCGGTCGCGATACCTGGCTTTGATCCTTTCATGGCGACCAACGATGGCTGCATCTTCAACGGCGAGACTGGGAAAAAGCTGACCACTCAGCTAGACAAGAAAGGCTACGAGAAGATCACATTCCGGCTGCATGGCCAGAAGAAAAACATGTTTGTTCATCGTCTCGTTGCACTTGCGTTCATCCCAAACCCTGACTGCAAGACGCAAATAAACCACATCAACGGCGTAAAGACAGACAACTCAGCAGCGAATCTTGAATGGTGCACACCGTCCGAGAACATCAAGCATGCCTATCAACAAGGACTGCTCCACCAAGACGGAATTCCAATCATCGCCGAGTCAGAAGAAGTTGCCGGCTTCGGCATATGGTTCCCATCTTCGAAATCTATCCGTCGTCATGGATTCGACAGGCGTGGCGTCTATCGCTGCCTGAATGGACATGTCCAAAAGTACAAAGGCTTCCGATGGAAGCGAGCAGAACAAACTCACAACCGAGCCTCTGAGGAGCCGTGAGCATGACCAGCCAATACGAAAACATCATCGGCATGCGCAAGAAGATAGACGCCCAGGCTGATCACATACGCCGCCTTGAAATCCGAATTCATGAGTTGCGTACAGCCCAGGCTCAGCACAGCGTGCCGGAGGTGTCAGGGATCGGACGAGACTTCGCCTATCCGCGCTCCGTAGTTCTGTACCTGCGCACAGAGCCGACCGACGACGACCTGCGAGCCATCCATGATGGTCTGCGATCTCTCGCCGCCGCGCCCGGCAAGGAGGGGGTGTGATGGCCGTTTACGTCGACGACATGAACGCAACCTTTGGCCGCATGAAGATGTGTCACATGCTCGCGGACACGACCGAGGAACTGCTCGCAATGGCAGACAAGATCGGTGTTCAGCGGAAGTGGATTCAGCATGCCGGGACCATCAAGGAGCACTTCGATATCTGCCTGTCGAAGAAGTCAGCAGCTCTCGCAGCCGGGGCCGTGGCTATCACGTACCCCGACGGCGTAGCAGAGATCATGAAGAAGCGCCGAGCAGCCAGCAAGGAGGTAGGTCATGAGTGAGGTGAAGCGGTTCGACGTGCCGAGCATGCGCTCTTTGACCCAGGGCGAGCAGGCAGTAATGGGGTATGAGGTCGTCCTGGCCTCCGACTACGACGCCCTAGTCGCCAAACTAGCCATGGCCGAGGACGCAGCGGCAAAGGGAGATGCTGCCCGCCAGCAGTGCGGCGGCATGGAGATGGAGATCGAGGAGCTTCGCGCCGAACTCGCGACACTGCGCGCAAGGGTGGTGGTTGTGCCGGAGCGGAAGCTTCTAAATGCCGGCGTCCCAGGGCTAAATCGTAATAGCGGCTGGAACGACTGCCTCGACGAACTGGCGCGCCTCAACGGCAAGACGGTCAGCGAGGGGTTGTTGCGAAAATGGCTGGAATTGATGGAGCACGGCGACTACCGCGAAGGCCATTGCATGTGCGGATCGCCCGTTGATTCCCACGGTATCGGAGATGGTCATGCTCCGATAGATGCTGGTGAGTACTACGCAGGCCAAGTGATGGAAGAGCTTCGCGCCCTGCTCAACCAGGACAAGGAGAACGGCAATGGCTGAAGAACTGAAACCGTGTCCGTTCTGCGGATGTTCGATGCGCCTGGTGAGCAACCACGACTGGCACCGGATCGTAGGCGATCACTCAGCCGAGTGCGTGTTCCTCGACAGCGAAACCATGATGGTCCCAGGCATAGAAGATCAGCGTGAAATCGCCATCGCTGACTGGAACGCCCGAGCCGTCCCCGCAGGCCATGTGGTGATCAGCGAGGGGTTGTTGCGGCGAGTATGCGCGGAACCGCCAGCCACGTGCTGCATGGACGACGAGATGACCTGGCGGCGGGATCTCGACTCAGCGCTGCTCGAACTCCGCGCCCTGCTGAGCGAGCAGGAGGGAGGGAAGCCGTGAAGCTGACGAAGAAGCAGCGCGCTGAGCTTCGGGAGAAGTTTGGAGGGCGGTGCGCATATTGCGGCGTCGACCTTCCAGAGCGATGGCATGCCGACCACTACGAAGCAGTTCAGCGTGGAGTGAGCAGCTACGTCACCGGAAGAGACGCGCTGCATCCCGAGAACCATCGCATGGAAAACATGATGCCGTCTTGTCCGCCGTGCAACATCAGCAAAGGAAGCATGTCGCTTGAGGTGTGGCGTGAATGGCTAGCTGGGCACGTCAACAGTCTGAATGCCTATCACCCTATCTACCGCCTGGCCAAGGCATACGGCCTGATCCAGGAGACAGGTGAGCCGGTCGTCTTCTACTTCGAGAAGTTCGGGCATCGACAGGCATAGCCACCCATCGCCAACCGCTGTACGCATATACAGCAATTCGGATAATGGGCTACCCACTACCCGGATTGCATATGCGCACGAAACCCTTCCGCCCGCCTCAGCGGCATGAGATCGCCGGCCTCCGCTACTACCGCACTGCCTCGGCCTATAACTGGCTCGGCATCACCATGGCGCACCCGACCCGAGCAATCCAGTTGCTGCTCGAACAGTGCGAGCCAGACGTGCTCTCGCCGATGTTCGAGATTGAGATCGACGCGATCCTGCGCCAAGCCGACGAGTATGCGCGGTCTCGCGAAGTGCTGGACCGAGAGGTGCTGCGCGAAATGCTCATGCACCTGATTTCCAAAGCAGCTGGCGACTGATACCGATGCCGTGATTCCGGCATCGCTTACAGGCCGCCTTATCACCAGCCTGAAACCCGCATGATTACTGGGTTTCAGCGCTTAAACCAAGCTACTTGGCACCACCTTACAGGCCACCCCAAACCAACGAATCCGCCCCCGGAGGACCAACCGTGGACAACGAAAACGAAACCCTGGTCGCGCTGCTTGTCATCGCGCTGATCGTCTTCAGCATCTTCCGGATAGTCGGGGACTTCCAGAACCTCTACGAGCAGACAGAACTGAAAGGACGGGAGTTGAGCAGATGGAGCAAGCAATGAGAGAAGAGTTTGAAGCGTGGTGGAATTTGCCGGCGCAATCGGAACTTCGCAAATCCTGCGCAAGGGGATGGGCCGAGGTCATCTGGAAAGCCAGCCGCGCGGCTCTGAGGGTGGAGTTGCCGCCGACGATCACCGCCGAAGAGGTTGTTGAGCATTTCAACATCGACGAGGAAGGCATCGACATGGCCGCTGGTATTGCGCACATGGTCAACGGCGCCATCTGGTCCTGCGCAGCGTTCATCAAGCAAGCCGGAATCGAGGTGAAGCATGGAACTGCATGACGGTGACGCGACCTTCGTAGGTTCGTTCAACAAAGTCGGATGGACTGATGATGGTCATAAGATGACCTTCGGTTTTCGTCCGCCACGCGGCGAGCAGTTCGTCATCATGTTGCTCGGTTCCGCCAAGAAAGACGCAACTGACTTCGACTTAGAGGCGGCGCTCAACCGCCTAGGCTTCTATCGGAGGGAAGAGTCATGACCGACCGCGCAGAGCTGCGGAGGCTGGCTGAAGAAGTGATCCGAATTGAGCGGAGCGAGGATGAGCCGATCTCCTCTGCTTGGGAATTATTCGATTCCGCCGCCAACCCAAAGACCATCCTCGCCATGCTGGACGAGATCGACGGCTTGCTTGCTCAGCATGGCCGCGATAGCTCCGAACTTAGGGCGCTCTGCCAAGCACGCGATGATGCTAGGAAAGAGCGGGACAGGCTCAAGGCGGAGAACGAAAGGCTGCTCGACGAACTATCCGCATGCACCGAGCATCCTGGCGGATGTGGGTATTGGCGCGAGGCCGCCAAGCGTAGAACTGAAGAACGCGATCAGTTCAAGGAGGAGAACGAAGCCCTGCGCGAGAGCCTGCAAGCGCTGATTCATATTTCAGACGCTACAGGCTGGGAAGACCATACCTGCGGTGAGATAGCCAAGGCGCGAGCGGCCCTGGAAGGAGCCAAGCCATGACCGATATCAACAAGCTGAGGGAACTGGCGGTGCGTGCTCTTCCATTTGCACCAGGGGAATGGTTCGTGGAGAACGGAATCGACCAAGTGCGCGATTGCGCGAACGATTTCGTTTGTGAGACGGGCGAGGATGATCCGATCAAGGCATCCTTCATCGCCGCCGCCAATCCACAAGCCATTCTCAAGCTGATTGCCGAGGTGGAACGCCTGCGCATCGGACTAAAAGGCGATTTCGACCTAGACGCATGGCTGGAATGGACGCGAGAGAAAGACCAGATCAAGGCGGAAATTGAGGCACTGCGCAGGTTCGCCGCCGAGGCATATCAAGTGCTCGGCGCTCTAGACGCCCCTGAGAACGTTCTGGACAACGCTTCCGATGCGGCCAATGGAGTGCCACTACGGCACGAAACGCTACTGCCGTTCTTCGCTGACGACTATGAGTCCATTCGCAAGGACGCAGAGCGGTATCGTTTTTATCGCCAAGGCTTTGTCTCCCCTAGAGAACTTGACACAAATATCGACGCAGCCCTAGAAGGAGCAACGCAATGAACGACCGCGAACTACTCGAACTGGCGGCGCGGGCGGCTGGGTATCAGTTCTCATACTCGTACCGATCCCTCTCCAGCCCGGCTGTCCCGGTAATCCTGGCAGAGACTGGACGATGGAGAAAGTGGGACCCGCGACACGATGACGGCGACGCGCTGAGACTTGCAGTCTTGCTTAACCTGGAAATCCACAGTCCACAGAGTGATCCGACAGTCATGTTTAGGACCGCCGAGCATGATGTCTTCTATCAGGACACATGCATTCGGCGAGCAATCGTCCGCGCAGCCGCCGAGATCGGCAAGTCTATGGGAGGTGGGGAGTGAGCGACGCACCCATTGAACCCCATGAATACCTCTACGGCGTGAAGGTCGTCCAGATCGAGGACTTGAGGGTGGCGCGTGGACTTACCCGCCGCCCCGTTTCGTCCTGCCGTCACCGGAAGATGGTCTACGACGACAAGGAGCGCCGCATCTGGTGCAGCGATTGTGAAACGGAGGTCGAGCCGTTTGATGCCTTCATGCACCTGGTGCAGGTATTCGACGGCGGCTTGAAGGACTTGAACAGGCGCCGCCGAGAACTTCATGAGGCAGAGCAGTTTGCAATCCGCAGCCGGGCAGCCAAGGTGATCGACGAAGCGTGGCGCAGTACGAAGATGGCTCCGCTTTGCCCGCACTGCAATGAGGCGCTTCTCCCGGAAGACGTTGTAAAGGGAGTTGCCACGGCGTCCAAGCAACTGATCATCGCTCGCCGCAACAAGCAGAAACAACCGAAGTAGCCCAGCCGAGCCCACTAGGGCCTCGTCCTGAGGCCCGCCCGGCTGGGCAACAAATCCTACCATCATGCCATCCCCGGCAATAGCTGGGTGGAGAGGTATTGCCTATGAGCACCGCAGAGAAGGTCGAGTACGAAGACAAGGTGCCCGAGCAGGTCATGGCGGCACTGCTTGGGATAACCTACCGCGCCCTGCAAACCCGCAGATCAAAACGGCAGATCCCGGAAGGCGTCTGGAACAAGGTCAACGGGAAGATAATCTACAGTCGACGGAGATACGACGAATGGCTCGAAAGCCTTTGGGTATGCCCACCGGGGTGGAAGTCATCGGCAACTCTATCCGTATCCGCTTCATGTGGAACGGAACAAGGAAGTGCGAAACACTCCCCTATCCCGCGACGCAAAAAGGGATTAAGACTGCATCCAGTCTTAGAGATCAGGTAGTCCAGGCCATCAAGCTTGGCATCATGGACGAAGCCAAGTATGCAGAGTTCTTCCCCGGGTCTGCGATTGCGGAATCGGTCAGCAGCCAAATCCCTTTGTTCGGAGAGCATGCGCAACTCTGGCTAGACAGCCGAGAGATCGTGCTTGGCACCCGCAAGAACTACAAGAGCATCCTCAACCAATACTGGATGCCGCATCTAGCAGTAGCCCGGCTGGACCAGATCACCCCTACCCTCTTGCGCCGAATCATCAGCAGCATCGAGTGGACGTCGCCAGGCGTGAAGCGAAACGCGATGTTCAAGCTGTCGACGATCCTAGATTCCGCTGTGAAGGACGGGCTGATCAAGAAGAACCCGATGGCGCCTCTTGAGAAGCCGAGGGTTTCTAAGAAGCTGGTGGACCCGTTTACCAGGGACGAAGCAGAGCGCATCATCCAACACCTGTACGCGACCCTTGGGAAGTACTCAAGGATCTACGCCGCGCTGTACGAGTTTCTGTTCTTCACAGGGTTGCGGCCTGGGGAAGCTTTCGCCCTCAGATGGGACGAGGTAGACGAAGAGGCCAGGCGCATCCACGTGTGCCGGATCGTCATAGATCGCGGAATCGAAGAGCGAGTAAAGACCAAGCACGAACGCGACGTCCTGCTCAACGAACGCGCCCTGAATGCCCTGGCAGAGGCCAAGCGGATTGCTCGGCTGAAGCGCGTCGCCTCCGTCTCCGAATTCGCAGTAAGCCCCTTCGTGTTCCCTCCGAGCAAGGGCGGGCTGTGGATCAAGGAGCCAAGTGTTACCATAAAGCACTTCCACGCCGCGCTGGATGCTCTATCCATCCGAAGGCGCCGGCAGTACGACACCCGCCACACATACGCGACCATGTGCCTGATGGCCGGCATGAACCCTGCGTTTATCGCTGGGCAGCTAGGCCACAGCGTGCAGATGCTGCTATCGACCTATGCCAAGTGGCTGAACTCCGCCTCGGATTGGAGCGAGCTGGAGAAGCTACCGACCAGGGTTAAAACTGGTACGGAATTGGTACAGGAAGCAGAGGAAGGCGCGTAACCATCCCGCAAAGCCCCGCAGGACAATGCCTTGATATCTACAGCTAACATCACCATGCAGTTCGGCGCCAAGCCGCTGTTCGAGAACGTTTCCGTCAAGTTCGGCAACGGCAACCGCTACGGCCTGATCGGCGCCAACGGTTGCGGCAAGTCGACCTTCATGAAGATCCTCGGCAACGACCTGGAGCCGAGCGCCGGCCAGGTCATGCTGGAACCCAACGTGCGCCTGGGCAAGCTGCGCCAGGACCAGTTCGCCTACGAGGACTTCAGCGTCATCGATACGGTGATCATGGGCCACGAGGAACTCTGGGCGGTGAAGGCCGAACGCGACCGCATCTACTCCCTGCCGGAAATGAGCGAGGCAGATGGCATGGCGGTGGCCGAGCTGGAAGTCCAGTTCGCCGAGTTCGACGGCTACACCGCCGAGTCCCGCGCCGGCGAGCTGCTGCTCGGCCTGGGCATCCCGCTGGAGCAGCACTTCGGCCCGATGAGCGCCGTCGCTCCCGGCTGGAAGCTGCGCGTACTGCTGGCCCAGGCGCTGTTTTCGGACCCGGACGTGCTGCTGCTCGACGAACCGACCAACCACCTGGACATCAACACCATCCGCTGGCTGGAAGGCGTGCTCACCGCGCGCAACAGCACCATGATCATCATTTCCCACGATCGCCACTTCCTGAACAGCGTCTGCACCCACATGGCCGACCTGGACTACGGCGAGCTGCGCCTGTTCCCGGGCAACTACGACGAGTACATGACCGCCGCCGAACAGGCCCGCGAGCGCCTGCTGTCGGACAACGCCAAGAAGAAGGCGCAGATCGCCGAGCTGCAATCCTTCGTCAGCCGCTTCTCGGCCAACGCTTCCAAGGCCAAGCAGGCCACCAGCCGCGCCCGGCAGATCGACAAGATCCAGCTGGAGGAGGTCAAGCCGTCCAGCCGGGTCAGCCCGTTCATCCGCTTCGAGCAATACAAGAAGCTGCACCGCCAGGCGGTGACCGTGGAAAACATCAGCAAGGGCTATGACGGCAAGCCGCTGTTCAAGGGCCTGAGCCTGCAGGTCGAGGCCGGCGAGCGCGTCGCCATCATCGGCCCCAACGGCATCGGCAAGACCACCCTGTTGCGCTGCCTGGTCGGCGACCTGCCGGTGGATGGCGGCGAGGTGAAATGGACCGACAGCGCCGACGTCGGCTATTTCGCCCAGGACCATGCCGACGACTTCGCCGACGACATGAGCCTGTTCGACTGGATGGCCCAGTGGACCCAGGGCGGCGAACAACTGGTGCGCGGCACCCTCGGCCGCATGCTGTTCTCCAACGACGAGATCAAGAAGTCGGTGAAAGTGATCTCCGGCGGCGAGCAGGGCCGCATGCTGTTCGGCCGGCTGATCCTCAAGCGCCCCAACGTGCTGGTGATGGACGAGCCGACCAACCACCTGGACATGGAGTCCATCGAGGCGCTGAACCTGGCGCTGGACAACTATCCGGGCACGCTGATCTTCGTCAGCCACGACCGCGAATTCGTTTCCTCGCTGGCTACCCGCATCATCGAGCTGGGCGAGAACGGCGTGACCGACTTCAGCGGCAGCTATGACGACTACCTGCGCAGCCAGGGCGTGATCGTCTGA